GTGGCTGGGCAGACGTTGATTTAGATACAAATGGTGACGGAAACATTGACGAAAATGATATTGTAAACTAATATAAATAGTAGTATGACTACTACAAACAAATACAGCAGACAACCTACTAAACAAGATTACGCTGATCCTACAAAGTTTAAATTTAGTATCTTAAAATTACCTAAGGTAGAATATTTTTGTACAGCAGTTAATCTACCAGGTGTTTCTTTAGCAGATAACTATTCTCAACCTACACCATTTAGAGATATACCTTTGCCTGGTGAGAAATTATCATATGATAGATTAAATATGACATTTCTCGTTGACGAAAATTTAGAAAACTACCAAGAGATACACGGTTGGTTAAGAGGTCTAGGTTTTCCTGGCGGTTATGATGAATTTAAAACTTTATTAGACGCAGGTGCTGACAGATATCCTACATCAAAAAATAGTAGATTAGGTGACGCAGGTAGAACAAAGTTTGCTGCCCCTAGCACAGGTGGTTTGTTTTCAGACGCAACACTAAATATATTGACGAGTAAGAATAATCCTGTTACTGAAGTTAGATTTAGAGATGTATTTCCTATATCATTATCTGGTTTACAATACAATCAACAAGCAACTGATACAGATTACCTAACAGCAACGGTGACATTTGATTATAAAATGTATGATTTTGCCTCAAAGAGTGCTAGTAGAACATCAATTACAACCTCATAAACCTTGACTTTTTAGTCGGTTTATGTTATTATGATTATATTATGGATTTAGAACAATTACAAGAATTAGCAGACAAAGATTTAAAAATTAATGATACTGAACTAGATTTAGAGTCATTAAAAACACCTCAATTACACAACAAATATTTGAAACACTTAACAAAGTTTAAGTTGTTATTAACTCGTGCTGAGGATGATTTTACTAGAATAAAAAAAGATAAGTGGGAGTATTATACTGGTAAGGCAGACCCAGCAGTATATCAATTGAAACCCTTTAATTTAAAAATTTTAAAACAAGATATTGACAAGTATATTGAATCAGATGAAGAATGGATTAAAGCAAATCAAAAAGTAAAATACTTGGAAACGATTGTAGATTTTTTAGATAGGACGTTAAGACAAATAACAAATAGAACCTTTACTATTAAGAACGCCATTGACTGGAGAAAGTTTACTAGTGGCGCTATCTAAAAATGACCACCACAAGATACCTAATCATAGATAAGAAAAACGAAGTCTATTTAAAAATAGAAGCAGACGCCGATATTCGTAGAGAACTAGGCGAATACTTTACGTTTGAAGTACCTGGTTTTAAGTTTATGCCTCAATATAGAAATAGAGTTTGGGATGGCAAAATCAGATTGTTTAGTTATGCAACTGGCCAAATATATGCAGGACTATATCCTTATATAGTAGATTGGTGTAATAAAAATGATGTTCAAATAGTAGATGGCACAAAGATACAAGACGTTACGGTAAAAGATGATGACGTAACGAGATTTCTTAAAGCACTTAAAATACCTAAAATAGAAATTAGAGATTATCAAAGAGAGGCATTTGTACACTCTATAAAAAAGAGTAGATGTTTGTTGTTATCACCTACTGCCTCAGGTAAATCATTAATAGTTTACTTAATGTTAATATATAATTTGTTAAGATTAAAAGAAAAGAAACAAGATAAGATATTAATTATAGTACCTACTACATCATTGGTAGAACAATTATATAAAGACTTTAAAGACTACGGATATAATAGTGATCGTAATGTACATAGAATATATCAAGGACACGAAAAAGAAACAAACAAGAGAGTTATAATATCTACTTGGCAGTCAGTTTACAATCTACCTAAAAAATGGTTTCAACAATTTGGTATGATTATAGGTGACGAAGCGCATTTATTTAAAGCAGTTTCATTAACAAAGATAATGACTAAATTAGTAAATTGTAAATATAGAGTAGGTCTTACAGGTACTTTAGATGGCACTAAAACACATAAGTTAGTATTAGAAGGTTTATTTGGTACCGTAAACAAGGTTGTATCTACAAGTGAACTGCAAGAAAAGAAACAACTTGCTGATTTAAAAATTTTCTGTTTAATTTTACAACACGATAAACAAGCAAGAGAGTTTTTGTTTGGCAAAACATACCAAGAAGAAATGGATTACCTTGTCAAAAGTGAAAAAAGAAACAAGTATATTCGTAATTTAGTTACAGGACTACAAGGTAATAGTTTAGTCCTATTTCAGTATGTAGAAAAACACGGTATGGAGTTAAAGAAGTTGATAGAAGAAAAATCAGATAAACAGGTATTTTTTGTTTATGGTGGTGTTGAAGCTGAAGAAAGAGAAAAGATTAGATTTATAACTGAAAAATCTGAAGGCGCAATTATAGTTGCTAGTTATGGTACTTTTTCAACAGGTATTAATATTAGAAACTTACATAACATTGTTTTTGCAAGTCCTAGTAAATCTCGTATTAGAAACTTACAATCAATAGGTCGTGGATTAAGATTAAAAGATAACGAATCAAATGCTACTTTATATGATATATCAGATGATTTAACGCATAATGAAAAGGAAAACTATACTCTAGCACACTTTAGAGAAAGGATAAATATTTACAACGAGGAAGATTTCAATTATGAAATCCATAACGTGGAGTTAAAATAATATGCACCAACCACACGTAAACGTAAAAATCATTAAGTTAGTTAATGGTGAGGATGTTGTAACCGTTCTACCAACAGGTAAAGATCAGTTGCCTGATAAATCAACACTATTAAGATTAGAGAAACCACTACTAATTAAGTATGTTCCTCAAATGACTATGACTGGATTTAAAGACTATATCGCATTAATTAAATGGTGCTCATATACTCCAGACAAAATGATTACTATTCCTAAAGATAAAATTATGACTATAACAAATGCGTCAAATGAAATGGCGTCTTCTTATTTTAATATTGCAACTAATTATGACCAAAAACCTATGCCTGTAAGACAACAAAATTACAAAACACAAAGATTTACAGACGAAGAAAATGATAAAGTAAATGAATTATTTGATGAACTTGGTGAAGAAGATATTGATAAAACTATACACTAATATAAAATCTATAGCTATATCTCCTGGCAACCCGCTACACGCTCTATTATACACAAATTTTTCAGAAAGTCAATGCTGATATGAAAGTTATTAATTTAGATTCTGGTTATTTTATTGATACTATTTTTGATTTTAAAAAACATAAGAAAATCTTATTAGACTTAATATCAAAAATGCCTAATAAAAACCGAAAGTCAGATATAGAACAAATAACAAAAACAGACTGGAACGTACCTAAAGAACATAATAGAGAGTATTTAAATCATTTTTTCACAATTGTTGAAGAACATATGTATAAATTAAGTGATTTCTTAAATACTGACAAGTGGATAATAACAAATGCCTGGTATCAACAATACAAGAATTTAGATAAACACGATTGGCATACTCACACAAGTTGTCATTTTAGTAGTGTTTTTTATTTAGAATTACCTGAAAAAAAATATAGTACACAACTATTTAATAGTTTTACTAAAAAGATAATAAAAACAAACGTAAAAGAAGGAGATATATTAACCTTTCCATCATATATGTGCCACAGATCAATACCTAATAAATCTAATAAAAGAAAAACTATTATTTCTTTTAACTCTAATTTTGACCAACCGCATATAAAATAATGGATAAACATTGACAAAATCAATCAATTAGTGTATATTATATATTATGAGAAAAACAACAAAAAAAGAACACTACGTAAACAATAAAGAGTTTTTAGAGGCTATGAAGGTTTACAGAAAATCAGTAAACAAAGCCAAAAGAGAAAAGAAACCGAAACCACCAGTTACAGATTACATTGGTAGTTGCTTTCTAAAAATAGCAAATCATTTATCATACAGACCTAACTTTATTAATTATACATTTAGAGATGATATGATAAGCGATGGCATAGAGAATTGTTTACAATACCTAGATAATTTCAATCCAACAAAATCTAATAATCCCTTTGCCTATTTTACGCAAATAATTTACTATGCTTTTATAAGAAGAATACAAAAAGAAAAAAAACAAGTTACAATTAAGAATAGACTTATTACAGAATCTAATTATGATGATATGACGTTACAACCTGGTGAAGACAAAGAGTTTACAAATCAATTTACAGAATATTTAAAAAAGAATATGCCTGTTGAAGAGCAACAAAAAATTGCAGACATTAATGCTAAAAAGAAAAAGAAAAGAAAAAAGAAAACAACTAGCACATTAAACTATTTTTTAAACAATTAGTATGAGTACAAAACACATTGTTATTGTTGGTGGTGGCACAGCTGGATGGCTAACAGCAATAAATTTATTAAAGAAAACATTTCAAATTAAAGTTACGGTTGTTGCTTCTAAAGAAATACCTATTATAGGTGTAGGAGAAAGCACAACAGGAATGTTTAATTCTGTATTATCAGCAGACGCAGAAAACTTGCCTGCTATTAGAGAGTCAAAGTTTTTAAGAGAAACAGGTTCTACTTTTAAATTTGGCATAATGCACAGCTGTTGGAAAGATGGTAAAGATTGGTTTACATCTCCACTAGGAAACAATTTTAAAAATCATAAAAGTTATCCTACTACTGATTATGATTTTTATAGACTTTATCATATCTATAAAAACGAAAAACTTAACAATGCTAATCTTCAATCTCAAATGATGATTAATGATAAGGTGCCTCTATTTAAAGTAGATGATGATTTTAAAGCATACAAAAATTTAAAAGAATTAACAGAAACGGTGGATATGAGATTTAATCACCACGCATTTCATTTAGATACTTTTAAAGTAAATGATTTCTTAAAAGATTATTTTTTAACAGCTAGAAAAGAAACAAAACACCTAGCTAATCACGTAGAAGATATTATTACAGATGTCATACAAGACGAAAATGGATTAGTCAAGGCAGTTAAAACTAAACAAGGCAAAACAATTGAAGGTGACCTATTTGTAGATTGCACAGGATTTAAAAGACTTTTAATTTCTAAAATAGAAGAAAATAATTTTAATAGTTATAGAAAACAATTACTAACAAATAGAGCATTAGCATTTCATATAGAAAACAAAGAAGATACTAACATTAATAATTATACACACGTCATTGCTCAAAAATACGGATGGATGTGGGATATACCTTTACAACATAGAAAAGGTTGTGGTTATGTTTTTAACGATCAAATGACTACAATTGAAGAGGCACAAAAAGAAATTGAAGAAGACCTAGGTCATAAGATTAATATTCAAAGAGATATTAAATTTGAACCAGGCAGATTAGATAAAGCGTGGACTAAAAATGTTTTGTCAACAGGTTTAGCAACTGGATTTTTAGAACCACTAGAGGCAACATCTATACATATGACGGTACTACAAATTAATCACTTTATAGAAAACTATTTTACAGACAATATAGATTATAATAATAAGAGTTTGATTAATCAATATAATTTAGAAATAGGATCAATATGGGATGACCTTAGAGATTTTATTAGACTACATTATCAATCAAAAAGAAAAGATACAGAATTTTGGAAAGTTGCTTCATCAAAAGAAACACTATCACCTAGATTAGAAGGTTTGCTAGAGATGTGGAAAACTAGAACACCTAGGGTTACAGACTATCAAATTAATAGTAGTAAGAACTTTTACTATCTAGGCAATACACTATGGTTGCAAATATTAATGGGTATGGATTTATTAGATAGAAATATGGTGATAAAAGAATTAGATTATTTTAATTTAGTTAATACGGCTAAATCAGATCATTTAGTTAAGAAACACACCTATGATTTTTTAGAAAAGAAAGCTTGTCCTAATAATTTTTTCTATAAAAACGAGGCAATAAAATTAGATAGATATAGAAAAATAAACGAAACTGAAATATGAAAATAGCACTACTTAATGATACACACTTTGGCTGTCGTAATGATTCGCCTGCTTTTATAGATTATCAAAATCGTTTTTATGATGAACAATTTTTTCCGTATCTCATAGAAAATAAGATTGATACATTAATACATTTAGGTGATGTGGTTGATAGAAGAAAGTTTATTAACTTTAATACCGCTCATAATTTTCAACAAAAATTTTGGAAAAGATTATGGGATTTAAAAATAGATACACATATTATATTAGGTAACCACGATACTTATTATAAGAATACAAACAAAGTAAATTCTATTCAACAACTATGTACATCTTTTGACGGCATAAACGAACCTTGGATATATGATGGACCTAAAGAAGTAGAACTAGGTGGTTGTCGTATGTTATTTTTACCTTGGATATGTGATGACAATTATGAAGATTCAATACACGCAATAGATCACTCTACTGCTGATATTTGTTTTGGTCATTTAGAAATAAAAGGTTTTGAAATGCACAAAGGCCATATGAATGAACACGGCTTAGATAAAGAACAATTTAAACGATTTGAAAAAGTTATGTCTGGACACTTTCACAAAAAATCAGATGACGGACTTATATATTATCTAGGTACACAATATCAAATAATGTGGTCAGATCATAATTGTCCTAAAGGTTTTCATATTTTTGATACAGAAACAAGAGAACTAGAAAGAATACCTAATACACTTGCTATTTTTAAAAAAATAGTGTATAATGATAAAGAAACAGATTATACAAATTTTGATTTAACACCATACGAAAATTGCTTTGTTAAAATGTTTGTTACAAATAAAACAAATGAACAAATGTATAATAAGTTGATTGAAAAATTTTATAACAAAACAAATGTACACGAATTACAGATTATAGAAGATCCAATAGATATTAAGCAAACCGTTAGATCAGATATATTAGATCAAGGAGAAGACACAATGACGTTTCTTAATAATTACATAGATCAAATAGATACTGATTTAGATAGAAAAAAATTAAAAGACTTTACAAAAGAATTGTACGTGGAGGCAAATGAATAAAACTAATTATAGAATACCTTTTTTTGGACCTTTTCTATTACAAACTTCAGTTGATAAAAAGATTTGTGATGAAGTATTAAAAAGAGCAAAGAAATTACATATAAAAGCAAATAAATCTTTAGCAGGTCATATTGATACAGAATTAAGATTTGAAAGAGCAGATAAATCTTTTTTTACACAACAAATAAATCCTTATTTTGAAATGTATAAATCTCTAGGTTCAAACACAATGAAATCATCGGTAAACACTCCTAGATTAGATAATAGAAACTATGATATGAAATTTGATTTAACAACACTATGGGTTAATTTTATGAAACCAGGTGAATTTAATCCACCACATACACACGATGGAGATTTAAGTTTTGTTTTATTTTTAGATATTCCTAAAGAATTAGAAAAAGAAAATAAAAAATTTGATGGTAGAAGTGAAGGACCAGGTGCTCTATCTTTTTTCTACGGAGAGGATAATCACTTTTTTAATAGTGGAACATATTCAATCTTTCCTAAAAAATATGATATGTTTATATTTCCTGCAACTCTAAAACACTTTGTATATCCTTATAAATCTAATTGTACAAGAGTTTCAATGTCAGGAAACTTGAATATTGTTTATTAATGATTGTATTTAAAAAAATAAGATATAAAAACTTTCTTTCAACAGGCAACACGCCAATAGAAGTAAATTTAAGCAACTCACCTACCACACTAGTAATAGGTAAAAATGGTTCTGGTAAATCTACTTTACTTGACGCATTGTGTTGGGCACTATTTAATAAACCATTTAGAATAATTAAAAAAGAACAAATGATAAACACAATCAATTCAAGTGATTGTGAAGTTGAAATAGAATTTAACGTAGGCACAAAACAATATAAAGTTAAAAGAAGTGTTAAACCTAATCTGTTTGAGATATATGAAGAAGGTAATTTATTAAATCAAAACGCCTCTAGTATTGACTATCAAAAATATTTAGAACAAAATATTATGAAGTTAAATTACAGATCATTTATTCAAGTTGTTATTCTTGGATCTTCTTCATATGAACCTTTTATGAAAATGAAAGCAAGATACAGACGAGATGTTGTTGAAGAAATATTAGATGTAAAAGTGTTCACACAAATGGATTTGATATTAAGAGATCAACAAGGTCAGTTATCAAAAGAAGTTTTAGAAATACGCCATAAATGTGATTTGATACAAACAAAATATGAAACAGAAATGAAACACTTTAAATCTTTATCAGACCTAAACACAAATGATATTGATGACAAAAAACTACAACTAGAAAAACAAAAGAAAGCAAAAGAAGAATATACTAATAAGATAAAAGAAATACAATCTCAAATAGACGACTATAATGTTCAACTAGAGGGCAAAGATGAGGTAGATAATAAGTTGAAACAATTGCTAAAACTAGAAACAAAAATAGAACAAAACATAGATACACATAATAAATCAATAAAGTTTTTTGCTGACAATGATACTTGTCCTGTATGTACACAATCTATTGACAAAACATTTAGAGAACAAAAAGGCGAACAACTACATAAAAAATGTGCTGAACTAGAAACAGGTATCAAAAAACTGACTAGTGAAATTAGTAAGGTAGAAGAAAGAATTAATCACTTTGGTGCTGTGTCTAAAAAACTATCAGACCTATACGTTGATATTGCTAAAGTAAATACATCATTAGAAGAACTAAACAATTATAGTGATAAGATACACCAAGATATATTACAATTAGAAAACAAACAAACAGATAGTAAACAGATTGCCACAGACTTACAACAACTAAAAGAAGAACTAGAAACGGCAAAAGAACAAGCAAACAAGATAACTAATCAAAAGAAATATGTTGATGTATTAAGAGAAGTATTAAGTGATAAAGGTGCTAG